ACTCCAGTACCCAATCCAGAGAAGAATACTGTTGTACTACCCCTCTGTGTGCTTGCAATGCCCACAAAAGTACCTGTACTACCTAAACCAACCTTAACGGTGGATATACCTATTAAGTCGTCAGTAATAACAGCAGCATAAACTGTTTCACCATTAGTTAATGTATTAATACCTGTATAAACAGCATTTGATCCATCCCATCTAATATTAAGACCTTCTCCAACATTTGGAGAATAAGTTAGTTTATCACCTGTCTTTAATCCATGATCAGGAAGATAAATTGCTTTTGTCTGAATAAATTTCTGAGTTATACCAATTCCAGGATTACTAAATGCAATTGTAGTTCCAATACCAACTCCAGACCTTGTACCTAATCCAACCGAATCGGAAGGATTAAAATAAATTTGTTGATTTACTCGGTATTCATAATCTGAACTAAATCCAGAATTAATAGTAAGTCTTCTAGGTTTTTCAAGAATTTCTGTTGATACAGTATGAGAAACTCCTGTAACACCATTAACAGCTCTCAAGACTCTAATTCTTGAAAGAAGAGGTTCTACGTTTAATAATTTTAATGTCTCTGTTCCAATTCCAAGAAGATCATTGGATTGAAGTTTTTCTAAATTTCCACGAACATCAATATGAGTTACTATGCCTGTAGCACCATCGGTTCCAATAGCAACTGCAGTGGTTCCTAATCCAACTACATTAAGTTTAGTAGAAGTTATTCCAGCATTATAAATTCCTCCAATTTCTGAAGAAGTTGTTGATAATCCAGTAACTGTAATAATATCTCTATTAACCCAATTATGAGGTTCTGTAGAAACAATACTATAAATTCCTTTCTGATCTGAAGGGTATATTTCTACATTGGTTATACTACTAGTAGCAGCACTTACACTACTTACTCCTTTACCAAGAAGTCTTGAAACTGTAGCACCTGCATCATATCCTCTAGTTCCAGTATTATCAAATACTACTTTATCACCAATTTTATAATTCTTACCACCAGTTTCAATTCCAATACTTTCAACAAATCCTGGTTGAGTTCCAACAACATCTATAGTTTGGTTTAAATTATTAGGTAATGGTATATATGGATAATATACCTTATCATCAAAAATCAAATTATATGGGGTAGTATTTCTACACCAATCACTACCATCTAAGTTATAGTCATCCTGATTTGATGTAGTTAAGAAATTAAAATCATTTGGTGTAGAATAATAATTTTTACCAATCAAATAGGGGAAAACGGGTAATTTAAAAGTATTGAATTGACCACCTTGTTCAGCACCAGAATCATCAACTGTTGCAAAATAAGCATATGTTCCACTTGGGAATTGTGGAGTTACACAAAATCTTCCATTATTTTCATCTAAAATAGTTTGATCACTTACCTCTTTATAAGTATAATCATCAGTAAAGAACCCTGCAGGGAAAATACTTAATGGTGGTCTATTTTCTTTAATTGCAGCTTCTTCAACATACCCAGATTTCATCTGAGTTACTGTACCACCTGCTTTTTTAATATATCCATAAGGACCATAAATTGGATTGCCATCATATGCCCAACCAATAATTGGTGAATGATTATCTGACGAAACCTCTTGTCCATTAACCTTTCTTAAATCTGGTTCACCATATAATGATTTACCCTCTTGATTAGTTGAATAAACAAGTTGTCTTAACTTACGAGGAGCATATAAATGATTATATTTTAATTCAATATTACCATCTTTTATAATTCCATCATCATCAGTAATTTGTTGAGTTTGATAGTATTTCTCAAATAAATTAACATTCCACTTTTGAGTATTAGCACGAGTTTTGCAATCTGCTCCTGAATTGATAACATCAATAGAAGTATTATCTTTAGTATATCCAGCTCCTTTCTGAATTAGATTAACTGTATCTAAAACATATTTTATAGTTGTTCCAATACCAACAGATGAAGCATTTCCATTAAGATCAACTACCTTTAAAATTGGAGTTATTACAGCACCAGCACCATCTCCATTTATTTGTAAATTTGGTGGAGAATTGTAATCAGCACCTTTATTTTCAACAATAACTTCAATAATTTGCCCACCACTAACAACGGGTGTTAATTGGGCATCAGATCCAGATAATAAAGTTACTTCTGGTTCTCTAACAAAATTAATAATTTCAGATGCTCCATATCCAACTCCATTATTTGATAAATGAATTGATGTTATTTCACCTCTGATTATAGGTTGAACTTTAAGTTCAAAGGTATCAGATCCCACCGAATTAATACCAACATCCCCAGTAATACTTACAGTAATATCTTGATAATTAAAAATATGAGTTCCTACACCAATATTAGTAAGAGGTCTATATTGTTTTGTCTGATAATAAAAATCACTGCTTGTAGTTCCTACTCCAACACTTGATAATTTAAAATTATCATCATCAACTTTAGTAACATAAAAATCAGTAGAGGTAGTAATTCCTGCTATAGGCGTTCCATCACAAGTATAATTTACAATTTCTCCAGATTTATAATCATGATTTTCAATTTTTATTGAATTTAAAGATGTATTAATACCTGCTGGAACAGCCGTTCTTTTTTTATTTTGATATCCAGTTCCACCATCAAGTATGCTAATAGATTCAACTACTGATTTTTTCTCAACAGATTTTATAAACTGTTTTCCAATACCTCTAGAAGTTAGAGTAATTGTATTAATTCCTGCAAGAACACCTGCCTCATCTTTATGAAGTCTTATTGTAGTTCCACCAGTTCCAACAAGAGCAGCATAATAAGTTGAACTAGTAGTTAATCCACCAACAACATCTTGGTTATTTGTGACATATATTACTTGTTCCGCATTTCTAAATTTATGATAAGTAGTAAATCCAATTGTAGAAGATAAAGTATCTGTATCAAGACCTAATCTAGGAGAATCTGCATTAAAAGCAACAGAATGCTCTTTAACTTCCATATTTACAGAAACACGAGCACCTGTTCCATTACCACCTTCAATTTTTAGTGTAGGTGTTTCTTTATAATCAAATCCCGTATCTTCAATTCTAATCTCCTTTAAAGATCCAGATACTGCAACATATCCAGTAGCACCAGAACCAACAGAATCTTTAATATGTAAAAAAGGTGGATTAATTACATCATACTCTCTTCCACCAGCAAGAACATCTATAATTTTAAGTTCTCCATAATGAACTTGATCAAAAGATTTATAATTTAAAATTTCTACACCATTTATCAATATACCAGTATTGCCAGGTGTAGTTTCATATACAGTTCCTGTATTATCTGGTGGACATACCTCTCTTAATATCTTTTGTGAAGCTAATGTCTTTTTATTAAATTTAAATGGAGATATTTTATTATCAGTTACAATACCAACTGAATCTTGAGTAACAAACTTTCCATTATAGAGGTCAGAACCACTTTTTGCAAATTTAAGAGTTGTTTCATTTATTCTTTTTACAAAGTAAAGACCTTCATCCATCAAAGATGATTTAATAACAAAATTGTCTATAGAAGTTCCACTAGTAGGATCTACATAAGCTTCATTAACTATTTGTGGTGTATAATAGATTGCATCACCAGTATAGAATCCATGATCAACGATAGGAACTAAAGATGGACTTGTTGTTGCCTCTGTTACAATTTGATATTCATCACCACTAAAACTCCCACTAAAAATAATCTTTCCATCATTAACACCAAGTGATTGAGAACCATAAGTGGGAATAGATGGAGATGCTATAAGTAATTTGTCATTATTCTTTTGCTTATAAACATTTTGTATATTTGTTGCATAATCATAAGCTTCTGGGAAATTAATAGCATTTGCTTTTAAAATTTGTCTTTCAAATGTGTAATTTAAATTAGTATTAATTTCTCCCTGACCTTTAATAATAAAAGATCTAGCAGATGTTAATTGAGTTATATCAGATACAGGTAAATTTCGACCATCACTACCAACCAAAATAGCAACAGACTTATCTCCTATTTTAAAATCATGATCGGTAGTTAATATAATTTCATAAGTCCAATCAGAAGCATCTTTAAGGGTAATACTATCAACTTGATATACTGGAGAAACATTATAAAACCACTCCTTTACTTTAAATCCCGTATCACCTATTCCTAAAGTTTTGATTTTTACAGTATCATCCTTTTCAAAAAGACAATTAGTATTTTCATAATTAAGACTATCAATAACGGATGTAATCCTTACTTCAATAGTTTCATCTTGATCAATTACTGATTTTCCATATGCAAAAGTATTAATACCAATAGTCGAACCACTTAATATAGTTTTTCCAATTCCACTAAGACCAAAAAATTGAGTTAAAGATTTTGATGTATAAGAACTTACTCCAGTAGTATTATCAATATATTGAAAATGCAATTCTCCAGTAGTTCCAAATCCAACTGTTGAATCTACATCAACAACAGTAATACCTGCACCAACTTCACCAATTAGTCTTGTTCTAGGTGGAGTAATAAAAGTTCCATATGTAGAACCTTCTACTCTCGAATCCCTATTATATCCTGCATCAATACTTAATTTATAAAATGTGGTTCCTGCACTAACATTAATAGATTCTACATGAGTTATTGGAGCATATGCCTTCTCAATACTTTGACTTTGATATGGATCTTGGAATAATGTAGATAATTCCAAATTCATTGGATCACCAGATATTGGTTCTACAACAAAATCTTTGGTAATCTTATAATTTGCATTAGATGGTGTAAAAAGAAACTCAGAAGGTCTTATAATTTTTACATCTTCATTATATAATGATTTAAATAAAATTTCAAAACCCCTATCAGTTCCCTTACTTAAATAGAAGTCTTTTGATTGTTTTATAAAAATATTTTGATCCAAATCTGAAGATAAATTCCTAGATTCAAATCCTGGTGTAAGTTGATGTTTAGTTTTAGTTAAAAATTCTTTAAGGAAAAGAGAACTTAAATTTTGTATACTATCACCTTTATCATGTTTTTGTGCAGTAGTAGATTCAAATATTAATTGTTCTGGATCAGTTGGACTTTTATAAGAAGTAATACCAGAAAATCCTCTAATACATCCCGTAAAGGCAAATGTAGTTATTCCAGTATATGTAATAACTTCATCATTAATTTTTATTAATCCATAAGCATCTGGAAATCCCAACGTTCCTGTTGGGTTATTTTGCATATCAACTTGAATAACATCACCAGCAATGCCTACAGAAGCACCCAATCCAACATATTCAGTAAGACCAACTTGCTCACCAACTTTTGTGTATTCGTCAATATTTTGTACAAGATCAATTGGTCCACCTTTATATTCTTGACCTTGATAATATGATTTTAAAAACTCAGCAACTAAAGGATAGTCACTACTAACATACTGTGGAAGTTGATTCTGAACTATGTTATTAAACTGGATTTTTTTTGTAGACATTTTATAATTTTTCTATCTTAGTAGGATGAACCTGAAGTTGAAGGAGCTGCTGTAGATGTAGCAGCGGTGGTTGTGGTTGTGGTTGTGGTTGTGGGAGTAGTACCTCCTCCACCCCCTGCAGTAGAATTACGTCCACCAGAACGAACTAAACTACCATTTGCATAACTTGATGTGGTAATGTAATTGGAACCTGAAGGATCAAGTCCAGATGCAATTTCATCAACCACGGTTTCAAAATTACTGTTATTAATATCTAGTTGCAAATAAAGATCCTGTAATCCAATAACATCATTAGAAAGAGGACATGCTGATATTTCAATAATAGTTTGACCATCTTTAATCATTCCCGACTGAACATTAACAGGATTTAAAGTAACAACCCCACTCTTATAATCAATAGTTCCAACATTTCTTCTTACGATAGTAGGAGATGTTGAATCTATTGAAGGAAGAGTAAATAAAAATAATGACCCATTTATTTTATTAGTATTTGGAAGATCTCCAATATAAACATCATTCATTATTCCTGCAATTCTAAATGCAGATGATTTAATATTATATCCACTCATTCTCTTAATATAGAATTCATTACCAAAACCAATTGAATATTCAGCAAAAGAATTTAAAACAACTCTCAAATCTCTTCTCATATTAATTGTTGTAATATTGGAAGTTATTGCTTCACTACTATTATCAATAAGTGATAAAAATTTACTATATTTAAATCTAGCACCATACTTATTCATTTCTGTTGATTCCGCATACTTATTAGCATTGTTTTGAACAACACTAGACACAGATGCAGCAGATTCTGCTAGATTTGAGTTAAAATATATTTTTGAATCAGATTCAAGGTAAAGATATTTCAAATCAAGGATTTCTGGAACAATTCCTGCTACTGCATATTTTTTTAACTTAAGTTTTAACTGTTCTTTAACCAAATTTGGAAGAAAATCTCCAGTTTTTGGTTTTATGCTTACAAAAACCTTGCCATATTGAGGAGGAATAAGATCTTCACCACCAAAAACAGAAATTGACTCTGTTTCTGGGTAAATTCTTGTCGGAATTAACGTTTCATAGTCATTTGCAGTAACTGCTCTATTTTGAGAAGCATAAATTTGCGGAGCAAACTTTCTAACTGACTCTACAGACTCAATTGTCTCTCCACCTGAAGCAATAAGACCAGTTGTAAGCAAAGAAATTCCAGTTGAAATATTATAAGTGTTTCCATTACGAGTATATTGAATTCTTCCTGAAAAATTGAAAGAACTTACTCCATTTGCACTATCCCCATTAGAAGTAATGTAATTAATAGTGATAAAATTACCATCTTCGAGTTTTTTTCCAAAAACTCCATCTCCAAAAAATATTTCATATCTTTCATCTTCAATTTCTTGTAAAAAATAAACTTTTGAGTCAGATTTTACATCAAAAAGACTATCTTGTGAACTATATTTCGTTTCTGTAGCAGAAGCTTCTGTAGGATTAACTGTAACTGTAATTAAATCAGTATCAACACCAATATTTGGTAAAATAAATTTCTGATTTGGAATTCTTGCTGAATAAGTGTAAGTTTGAGTTAATAATGTACCCTCATATATCTCAACATCATTAAAATTTGCAATTCCATCAAGAACTGGAACTGTAATATCACTCAAAATTGAAAAAATAAAAGATTGTCCACCAAAAGAACCAGTTGATGCTGCTACTGGACCCTTTTTAAGGGTTAAAGAAGCAGGTGCAGGGGTAATTCCACTAGTATTAATAAAGAACGATACTGTTGCCCTTGCTGCTTGCCTTGGACGGGGAGTATAACCTATGTTTCTTGCTAATGCAACGATGTTTTTCCTTAAAGTTGCAGTGTCAATGAACACCTCATTGGTGATCATGTTTGCATTATAAGATGTAATGTAGGTATTATATGCCAGAACGTCTAAAATCGTCGAAAGGTTAGACCCTTCAAAATCATAATCCGTAAAATTAGAGTTGGATTTAAGATATTCTTGTAAAGTTGATTTAACTTGGTCAAAATCCAAGTTAGAAAAGTTAGCTAATGGCATTTTTATCTACTAGACTGCAAAACAAATTGTAATTCTTGTGCTGGAACTTCGGATCCAATGATGTTATATGTGATAATTACATCAAAACCGTTGTTTTCATAATCAGGATATGCTTTTACATCATCTAATTCTACTCTAGATTCATATATGTCAATAGATTCACGAATTTCATCAACAATAATAGTAGCAGTAATCTCATCTATGTTTTCAAAAAGAGATTCAGTGATCCTTGAACCAAAAGATTGGTTAAAAAACTTTTCTCCAGGTAATGTAAATACAATATTTCGCAAAGAACGGGCAATTGCATTCTCATTTTTGATCGCAATAAGGTCATCATTCAGTGGATTAGACTGAAATGTCATACTTATGTCTTTAAAACCTTGACTGACCCGTTCTATTGGCACACTAATACGGCGATTATCTTTTATTTATTAAGGATTATAAATGATTGTTTCAAATAATCATTGTTTGGTCGTCATATTCAAGTTCATCCTCTTCAAAATCTCCAAATATTTCACTTTGTACTAAATCATCACGTTTTTTTGGAGTAAGACGGTCATGTGAAACCTCTCTTAACATCTTCTTTTTGGAGTTTTCCATAATTTTAGTATGTTTTTACTATTTAACAATAAAAAAAGGGGGATTGCTCCCCCTGTAGTTTATCTTCCTTGTCCTCGGTACTTCTTTTTTGCTTTATTGCGAGAAGTTGCGGATAGGAGTGTGTTTGCCGAACGTCCTTGA